GGTGATAAATATCAAGCAACAGATAGTCTTGGAAAAATAACAATTTATGGAGATTACGCGAATTTATCAAGACATATTTGGGTAGAAGTTCCTGAAGAAGTAAAAGATCAAGGTATATCAGCTGACCTAGTACCATTTGGTTACGCTGCAATATATGATCCATTAAGTACAGCCTTCACAGACTGCCCATCAGGCTCTATTATTGGTCAAACAAATGCAACTGTAGCTAAAAAGACACAAATTCTAGATAATGTTTATAATAAAAATGTTTATTATGGATTCGATTATACAGATATGGATAATCACAATTATCTTAAATCATTAGATAGCGCAGCAGCAGAAGTTGGTGCAAACGTAGCATTTAACTTAAGTAATGAATCACAACACCCATCAGCTTCGCTAGCTGCAGGTGCAACGGTAACAATTACACCGGGTGGATCTACTATAAACCTTTCAACTAAGAAATTTGTAGTACCATTCCAAGGCGGTTGTGATGGATTTAATCCTGCAAGATTTGTAGGTGTAGGTGATGATATTACAGGTACAAACTTATTTGGATATGATTGTTCAACAGCAGAAAAAGGTGGAGCATCAGCATATAAACAAGCAATCAATGCAGTTTCTAATCCAGATGAATATGATATTAATTTAATGGTAACACCAGGAGCTAATCATAGAGAGCATTCAGTAATAACAACTCATGCTAAAAACACTTGTGAAGATAGAGGTGACGCATTCTACGTAATGGATTCAGCAGCATATGGTGATAGTATAACTACTGTAACTAATACAATAAAAGCTTTTGATTCAAATTATGCAGCAACTTATTATCCATGGTGTAAAATATTAGACACAGATAAAAATAAACCAGTATGGGTACCACCATCAGTAGTTGTTCCAGGAGCAATTGCATATAATGACCAAGTAGCATTCGAATGGTTTGCACCAGCTGGATTAAATCGTGGATCTCTAAATGAAGTTATTGAAACAGCAGATAGAGTAACACATGAAGAGCGAGATGATTTATATGAAGGTAGAGTAAACCCAATTGCTACATTCCCTGGACAAGGTGTATGTATCTGGGGTCAAAAAACACTTCAAGCTAAACCATCAGCGTTAGACAGAGTAAATGTAAGACGATTATTGATTGCAGTTAAGAAATTCATTGCATCAGCTACTAGATATCTAGTATTTGAAAATAATACAAACGCAACAAGAAATAGATTCCTAAATATATGTAACCCATATTTAGAATCAGTACAACAACGACAAGGATTATATGCATTCAAGGTAATAATGGACGCAAGTAATAATACACCAGACGTAATTGATAGAAATCAAATGGTAGGTGAGTTATTCTTACAACCAGCTAAAGCAGCTGAATTCATTATATTAGACTTCAACATCTTACCAACAGGTGCAGCATTCCCTGAATAGAAATAAAAAAAATAAACTCTAGGAGTAATAAAAATGGCAGAAAAAATAGTTAGCCCAGGTGTATTTACACGTGAAAGAGATTTATCGTTCTTACCAGCTGGTATAAGCGAAATTGGCGCAGCAGTAGTCGGACCAACAATTAAAGGCCCTGCGTTCGAACCAGTAATTATAGAATCATTCAAAGAATTCGAATTAGTATTTGGACCTAAAACTTTAGATAGTTACGTACCATATACAGTAGAAGGATATTTGAAGAGTGCAGGAAGAGTTACTGTAGTACGAACACTTGGTTTAACAGGATACACACCAGAAATGGTTGGTATTTCAGTTGTTGAATCTGGAGGTGGAAATTTATCATCAGCCGGTGGTACAGGTGATGTAATTGCAGTTCTACACCCAACACAAGTAGATTCAGATGCAACATTTGCACCAACACTACTTACTGCTACTACGCAAGTTGATATAAAATTAACTGCAGATTCTTACACTAGCACTACTAATTTTACTACAGGACAAACATTACCATATACATATTCAGGATCAGTAGATACAACAGCTGAAAATTGGGTAGGTAGCGTATTTGGATTCACACCAAAATCTAGAGTTCAACCAGTATACAATTATATGTTATTTAAGAATTATGCATCAAGATCATTTAGTGCAGATTCAAGTTTAACTACAGCAATTCAAGAAGCTTCAAATGATTTATCTACTGCGTATTTACAAAAAGATGCTTATGAAGCAAGAACACCATGGATCGTATCACAAAATTTAGGATCTTATTTAAGTTCAAAAACATCTAGACTATTTAAGTTCCACACAAGATCACATGGACCATCAACTAACTATCAATATAAAGTTGGTGTTTTTAATATAAAAGATCCAGACGCAGTAGCAGGATCAGACTACGGTACATTCTCTGTACAAATTCGTAGAGTTGATTTGGATGGTACAATACATGCATCTAATTCACCTTACAAAAGATCAGGTGATAAAGATTTAAGACCACATATAGTTGAGCAATGGAGTAACTTAACATTAGATCCAAACTCACCTAACTTTATTGCTAGAGTAATTGGTGACAGATATCAAAAAATTGACGAATTTGGTAAAGTAACAGTATACGGTGATTACCCTAACCTATCAAGACATGTTTGGGTAGAAGTACCACAAGAAGTAAAAGATCAAGGTATATCACCTGATTTAGTACCATTTGGATTTGAATCACTGATACAACCAATCGTAGCTGCAGTAGGTACATGCCCAACAGCATCATTCGTTGGTCACACAAATAATGCAAAACAAGTAGATGATCAAAATCACTATACTAAAAAGACACAAATAGCAGATAATGTATATAATAAGAAAATCTTTTATGGATTCGATTATTTAGATACAGACAACTATAATTACTTACTACCTTTACCAGATGCAGGTACAACTGCTGGTAACAATAAGCACTTTAATTTATCACATTGCTATCAACATCCATCAGCTTCATTAAATGGAACAGGAAATGACGAAACTTTAATCACACCAGGTGGTTCAACTATAAATCTTTCAACTAAGAAATTTATGGTACCATTCCAAGGAGGGTTTGACGGATTAAATCCAGCACGATATATTGCAAGAGGAACTGATATTGTTGCAGGTAACATGTTAGGATTTGACTTATCAACAGCTGAAAAAGATGGATCTAAAGCTTATAAAAGAGCTCTAAATGCAGTTTCTAATCCAGACGAATATGATATTAACTTAGTTGTAACACCAGGTGCTAATCACAGATTACACTCAGTTGTAACTACACACGCTAAAAATCTTTGTGAAGATAGAGGTGATGCACTTTATATTATGGATGGAGTAGGAAAAGATACAACAACTATTTCAACAGTAACTAACACAGTAAAACCAATCGACTCTAACTATACAGCTACATATTGGCCTTGGGTTAAAATCATGGATACTGATAAAAACAAACCAGTATGGGTACCACCTTCAACAGTAATGGCGGGTGTAATATCTAAAAATGATCAAGTAGCATTCGAATGGTTTGCTCCAGCAGGACTTAATAGAGGTATTTTAACAGAAGCACTTGACGTACCAACTAGATTAACACATGCTGAAAGAGATGACTTATACGAAGGTAGAGTTAATCCAATTGCAATATTTAAAGAAGGAATTACAGTTTGGGGTCAAAAGACTTTACAAGCGAAACCTTCAGCACTAGACAGAATTAACGTACGTAGATTATTAATTGCAGCTAAGAAGTTTATTGCTTCTGCAACTAAATATCTTGTATTTGAAAATAATACTAATGCAACTAGACAACGATTCTTAAATATAGCTAATCCATACTTTGAAAGTATACAACAAAGACAAGGATTATATGCATATAAAGTAATCATGGATGCAACAAACAATACTCCAGATGTAATTGATAGAAATCAAATGATCGGGGAAATATACTTGCAACCAGCTAAAGCAGCAGAATTTATTATATTAGACTTTAATATTTTACCAACAGGCGCGGTATTCCCTGAATAATAACAGAAAAAAAAGGATACTTTTTATATAACTGCATATTTATATATGTAGAAACAGAATAAACGAGGAGAACAAATGGCACAATTAATCGACCCAACTGAAGCAATGTTCACGGCATTTGAGCCGAAGACGCAGAATAGGTTTATCATGTATATAGATGGTATTCCGGCATATTTAATTAAAAAAATCGACAGACCATCAATTACTTTTGGTGATGTAACTCTTGATCATATCAATGTGAAAAGAAAACTAAAAGGAAAAGGTGACTGGGGTACAATCACATGTGATCTATATGATCCTGTTGTTCCTTCAGCTGCACAAGCTGTAATGGAATGGGTTAGACTATCACACGAATCTGTTACTGGTCGAGACGGATATGCTGATTTCTACAAAAAAGACATTACTTTCAATGTATTAGGCCCTGTAGGGGATAAAGTGGAAGAATGGACATTAAAAGGCGCTTACGTACAATCAACTGCTGCAGGTAGTTTAGATTGGAGTACAGACAGTGCACTAATGATGTCTATTACACTAGCATTTGATTATGCAATCTTACAGTTCTAATATATATTAGAAACATATAGTATTAAATTAAAATAGAGGAAAAAAGTTATGAGCACAAACACTAAAGTTACGGCTAAACAAACAGACAAAAAGAAATTTCCAACCGAATTTATCGATCTTCCAAGTCAAGGGTGGTTCTATCCAGAAAACCACCCTTTGTCGACTGGTCAAGTAGAATTAAAATACATGACTGCAAGAGAAGAGGATATTCTAACTTCATCAAATCTTATTAAAAAAGGTATTGTAATTGATACATTAATTAATTCGTTATTAGTAACAGAAGTTACTTATGATGATTTATTAGTAGGTGATAAAAACGCAATTATGATTGCATCACGTATTTTAGGTTACGGAAAGGATTATGACATTGATATGACATGTCCAAAATGTCAAGAAACTAATAAATTAACTATCGATTTAACAATGCTTGATAATAAAGAGCTTGA